AAAATATGCTGTTCGAGTTTGATATACCCGAAAAGATATATGATGCCGTTCAAGACGATGTGAACATTGCAACAATGCCTTTCGAAGATCTTGCTGTTCTTCAGAAGCACTTGTACGAGGGCAAGATCCTCACAGGAAAAAGTGACACTCTTATAAACTGTTCGGATGCTTTCGATGCCTTCGGTCACGGAACAACCTACAGTTCCGAGGAGATACGAGATATATTGAACGCTCTTCCCCTTGTCGTTGTCAAGACAGAGGAAAAAGAAGATAAGCCTGTTGTTATTTACACGATCCTGACTTGTGAAAAACTTGAAGAGTGGATATATCCGACAGGGCTGATAGAAAAGAAAAGCGGATTTCCTGACTACGGCGCTTCTTCGGTAGTGGGCTTCTATACCTCGTTTTCGGACGCACACGAAGCTCTTACGAATAATCAGACAGATCTTCACGAAACTTGTTACGACTACGCCTGTATCGAGAAAGTGGAAGAAGGGCTTGCAAGACCGGGCGAACTTGTCAGATGGTATAAATTCGATAGGGAGAGTGGTAGATATTTTCCGATAAAGACTCCGGATTTTGAAAAGCGTATTTGTGGAAGGACGATAGGGTGAATAACGATTCGGAAGCTTACTGACCATCACCTAAAGGTAATGGGTTTTCGCCCGTAAGTGTTCATAAAGTATAAAAGGAGTAAGATAATGAAGGATAAGGATAAAATCAAAAAAATATCAGAACTTCTCGAAAATGAAGGTTTCAATGATAGCTATGTAACAAAGGCAAATATCTTAAAGGAAATGGAAAACTGCACTCTCTCCGAAATAGCAGAAGCCCTTGTGGAATATACGAATGTCATCTGCGATATTCTCGATATTTTGGAAGAGGAGTAATCTTATGAAAAAGTCCGTAATAAATAACTTAAAAGAAGGTTCCGTATTTTGGGATAATGACTTCCAATATAAAGTTACGAAAGTATATAAACATAGTGCTACCGTACATGGAGTACAGGCAACATACACTTGGAAAAATGATTTCGGAGCATTTTGTGAGAAGATTTATCTTTCCAAAAGAGATCTACTTGCGGATGAATATAATTGTGATGAAATAGAAAGTGAGGATGGTGGTGAGAATGACAATTGAAGAAGCAATATTTTGTGAAAAATCTTATATAGGTGAAACAAATTGCACTGATTGTAAATATTATGGAACAGAAACATGTCAATCCAGAGAGTCACATAGAATGGCAGTTAAAGCCTTAAAACAGGGATCTGTTTTTAATAAGATAAAAGCCGAGATAAATGGATTATACAGAGTGATTTTGAAGGGTACACCTAAAGATGATTGGGCTGTAAGATGGAATGATTGTCTTGATAATGTATTACAAATTATTGACAAGTATAAATCAGAAGGTAAGTAAAAATGACGGAGAAGCAGAAACGGACTATCCGATTTATTGAGAATGAGTTGGAAATAAAGTATGAGGGATATTCTGATGCAGACGCAAGTGCTTTTATCGGAAAGAACCTAAAATATGCAAAGAAATGCGCTTTCTTTGAGTCTCAAATGCCGATCCCTGTCGCACGAATGTCTTTTGGCGATATTGATGACTCGGATGATTATTCGTTGAAACGAGACTTATCAAAGGAACTTCTCATACGAGATATTCAGCATGGCAAAAGCGGAAAGGAATGTATGACAAATTTTTCTTGCAACCTGTTAAGGGAAAATGCAGAAATCAAGGAGTAATAGATGAATAAGTTAGATATAAAAGTTACTAAACTTCCAAATAATTTAGATCCAAATACTATGATTAGAAAAGAAATTAAGAAAAGGTGTGGCTCAGTATGCCCATATTGCGGTGAGTCAAGAACTTTTCTTGAAACAAGGTGTAATGGTGGCATTATATCCGGTGGTATCAGTTCATGGTATGGCAAACTCAAAGAATCATTCTTTTCTGATTTTAGATTTTGGGAGAAGAGCTATCACTATGAGGTAGACTCTTATAGATGTACGACTTGTGGATGTAATTGGGAAACCCCTCCGTACCCTATAAATATAATAAGTAGTGAAGAAGCTGATGACTATTTTAGAAAGCTAAACGGAAGATGAAATATCTAAATGACAAAATCATAAAAAACATAACATTGGAATCATGCCCATTCTGCGGAAGCGAAGCCGAAATAGGTGTAGAATGCCATAGTGATGAAGGCTGCACTATTCATGTTGGTTGTTCTAAATGCTTTTGCAGAATCAAAAAGAATTATTGGTTTGATTTTAATGAAACAAGCATACAGTACAATATTAATATTATGGTTAAGAAATGGAATACAAGATGCTGACAATACGCCAAAAGTCAACAAAAAGGAGACAAGGAAATGAAACCGTTTGATTTCTGCAAGAATTGTAATGGGCTAAATGAAAATGGCGAATTTAAAAACAGGCTAAGATGTTTACTTTCTTGTGTTAAATATGCTTCCGAATTTGTTAAGAAGTATTATGACGAGAGCAAAGTGGATAAAGGGTGCTCCACTTGTAAAAATTGCGAACGTGTGCATAAATATCCCTCTTATGTAACGGCTGAAGAATCTGTTTGCAAGGTCGGTTTGGAATGTGACACCGTTCTCTTTACAGTAAAAAACTGTCCAAAGTGGGAAGGCCGATTTGAAAGCGAGGTAGAAAAATGACAAGAACATTAACGATCACTTATGACAAGTCAAACGAAGATGTGCCTGTAATGTGTGTTGCAGAAAGTAATATATTTTCTATCACGGTTATAAAGATGTTTACAGGCGAGAAAGCAGAACAACTTTATAAAGAGCTGACAGGACAGAGCGTGGTTGTTAAGACGGAAAGCAAAGAAGAGGAGGATTAATATGGAATTGAAAATTAAAATATCAGATAGTGTATATAAGAAGATTCAGGAATATGACGCCGTTCCGTTTGACGAACTTTTTGAACTCTTTGATGCGATCAGAAATGGAATATCGACTACGGTATCTAAGAATGAGATTAACGAACTTGAATGTATACTTAATAAAAAGGAAGCGGATATCTTTAATTCATTAAGCGAAGAGCAAAAGGAAGTCGTATGTATTCTTCTTGATAATGCGATCAGAAACGGAAATCCGGTGGAAAAAATCGTCAGCAACGGGGATTGTATAAGCAGACAAGCGGTGTTAAGTAAAATTAGAGAAGTGTGTTTTAGTAAAGAGTGGTTACAATTTAGATCCGATTATGGTAGTCATGGTCAAAGGGATTTTCTAATCAATTATATTGAAGGTTTACCGCACGTAACACCGTCACAGAAGAGAGGACAGTGGTTATACGGGGAACTCATTCCTAATGACATTACTGGTAATTGGTATGCGGAGTGTTCAGAGTGTGGCAAAGTGCGAATTGTTGATAATTATTGTCCGCATTGTGGGAGTAAAATGGAGGTAGAAGAATAAATGTATAGCATAATTCTTACTAACGGCAAGACTATAAATATAAAAGCAGATGAAGTGGAATGGTTCGAAAAATCCCGAACGATATGATTTACTTATAAAGATGAGGCTGTTGCGCGAATAAATATGGATAATATAGCTGGATGGATCAATACAAATTATAAAATAGAAAAGTGAGAAATGACGAATGGGAGGGGTATTTTTATGAGGTATGAGATTTATCAGATTAAAAATTGCAAAAGTTGTAATTATGTTTTTAGATCTTGGAAAACAGCTCGTAAAGATTTTAAGTTTAGCGATTATATAAAAGTGTATTACGGATTTTGCAAAGACGGCAATATACACAATACTCTTGAAGATTTGTTTGAAATATTTAATCTTAAACGCCCTTTAAATTTCAAAGGTCATTCGTTAAGCGTAAGTGACATTATATGTATGGATAGCAAAACTTATTTTTACTGCAATTCTTTCGGGTGGGTTGATATTACAAAATATGTTCGCAATTATTATGTCGATGCAATGGACAAAGTAATATCAAAGTCAAAAGATAGTCAAGAAAGTTAAGGATTTAGTCAAGGGAGGCGAGAAAAATGGATATATATGAGGCTTGGAAACAACTCAAAGAGGCAGTAATCGAGCTAAGAGACAATGGAGGGACGGGTTCACAGAAAGATATTTGTTGTTTTCTTGTAAATTATATGAGAATTTTGGAAAAACAAATAATTGAATTATAAATGCATACTTGTCAAAATTGTTCTTGCAAATCGCAAAGATATTTGATAGTATATCTTTGAAAGGAGGCGAATGCCTTATGAAAGCAAAAGCTGAATTAGCCGATAAAGTTACAAAAGAACTCGAACGAGGAATTGTGGATAAGAAAAAGATGAAAGAGCTTACCAAAACTCTTAACGAAAAATATGACATTCCTGTGAGCATTGCTTCAGATATTGTTTCTTTGAGAAGTGATGCAAGATACATAACGGACTATCTTTTATATTGTGTAGCAGAAGAGGTAGCGCCGACTCTTATCGAGGTGCATTATTTAGATAGCGAAATTAAAAAGTATTCTAACACAAAATTTGTTCAGCACAAATCAGTCTTTCCTTTACATTTCACTATGATTAAAATATCAGACGATCAATGGATAGGTTCGATCACCGCAAAGAAACTTATGAAGCTGCGAAATATGCAGCTTATAAATTATAACGAGAACGCACAAAGGACTATGCAGCATATTTTACGCGGTGATATAGAATATTATCGGATCGCGCTAAATAGGTCAGCAGTATCACAAATCGAAAGTCTTTATGTAAACGGAACATATATACCAAATACAATCACTCTTAATATTCCAGACAATGAATATGACTACAAATATAACGAAGATACATACGACTTTGTAATATCAAAGATAGATCATTTTGATATTATAGATGGTTATCATCGTTATATTGCGATGTCTGACTTAATAAACAAAGGGTCATTTGATTACCCGATGGAGTTGAGAATTACCACATTCTCAGATTCTAAGGCGCAACAAATGATTTGGCAAGAAGATCAAAAAACAAAGATGCGTAAAATTGACGCTAAATCATTAAATCAAAATGACTTTTCGACAAGGATTTGCAATCAAATCAATACGGATAAACAAAGTAATCTATGTGGTTTAATTTCAAGAAATAAAGGGGTTATTAATGCGGCTTATTTCTGTAACATAGTACAAACACTTTATGCAACACAAGTAAAAAATCGTGGCGACGAGATAAAGGTAAGAAACGAGATTTCTTTTGGGTTAAACGAGCTCACTTCTGAAGATACTTCGCTTTTAAATACTTCGTGGACGTTTGAATATACTTTGGCTGCCATACTAATGATTAATGTGGGGGCGGTGAGCGTAGATAAAGTTGCTGAACTTAGAGAAAAGATTGGAAACTTTACGAACAAAATGCTTACTAAAGTCGAAGTAAAAAGGATGAAGAATATGGCAAAGGAGGTGAGCTAATATGTTAAACTTAGAGCATTATTACAAAGGAAGTAACAAACAAGAGTTTATTATTGAGGTAATGCCCCGCAATCCTAACCTTGAAAGAATTTTGACGTATGAGTTTTCCATGCTCAAACCTTATGAGGAAGAACTTGGAAAAGAGGTTTCTAATTTTACAGTAAAAGAAATACTTGATTATTACAAATCGCTCTTTTCGCATTCTATGGACACTCTGGTATCTTTGAATGGAAGATTACGAGCTTACGCGGAATGGAGTTTAAGGCATAATCTTGTAAGAGACAATCAAAATCACTTTGAGGAAATAACCCCTGAGTTGCTTAATCAATGTGTAAATCAAGGATTTTATAATCAGGGTATCGTTTCCCGTCAGGATCTCTTAGCGCAGATAAAGGTATTCAAGAATGCTTGTGATAAGTTCCTTGTGTTAGGAATTTTTGAAGGGCTTCAAGGAAAAGGAATGTGTGATTTTTGGGATATAACAATGGATGATTTTGAGGGTAATGTAGTCACGCTCAAGAGCAAAAGAAAACTTGTGGTTTCTGATGAGCTTGTAGAGTATGCTAAAAAATCCTCAGAAGAAGATATGTTTTATTCTGTCAGCGGGAGTGGAGAAACGCAGGATTATAAATTTAAGGAGGGCGACAATAGAATAATAAAAGCTATGTGGAATACTGTAGTTGCCAAAGAAACAGATACGATTCTTTCAAGGAGAATGCTAAACAAACTTGTAAGATTGCAAAAAGAATATGATGTGCCTTATACACGGGTTCTCCTTCGTGAGTCTGGTAGGATAGATATGATTAAAGGACTTCGGAAGGATGGCGAGGCGTGGAAAGATACTTGGAACAAATATCAAGATGAGATCAGTTATCGTTATGGCAAGGCAGTTTTATACAAATGGGAAATAACATATGGAAAATTTTTAGAGGAGAGAGAGGTATAATTTATAAAAGTCTCTAAAAGTATTGGTCTGCAAATCATTGATTTGTAATAACTTAACAAAATTCATTATAGTATTTTGTCATATCTTGTGGTTGAGATTTTATTTTGCAAAGACTATAATGACTGCATAACGCGAACAAATGTTTCAAAAGGAGTGAGGTATTATGGAAAAAATGCTTGAAGCTATGGATGGTCAAGTAGTAACAATAACTACCGGAGTTTTTACATTGCAGATAAAAGTTCGTATGATTAATATTGATGATGACGAGGTAGAACTTGTCGATGGTGATGATGCATCATTTACATTCCCGAGAAGATGTATATTAGTATATGATAAAGGAGTGTATTATCTTACTACGGAGGGCGAAAAAATTTCGATTGAAATCTAAAACATTTATTTGACACTTGACAAAATTAACAGAGCGTAGTAATATATGTCTTGCGTGATAAGATATGCAAAATAACAGTCAAATATTGACAGAAAGGAATGAAGAGTATGAGATTTAATTTTACCGGAACAATTGGTGCAATCACCGACGAGAGTAGCAAAGGGTATTTCAGTAGGAGCGGGAATAAGAATGGTGAACCTTACGAGAGTATAAACTTTAGTGTTTCTTCCGCAAAGAACAATAGAGGGTATGTGGAATTGTTTGGAATGAAATCTGACACAATCCACACGACAGATTCAGATGGAAATAAGTTCGATGTTGCGTGGGATGATCGCAATGACAAAGATATTATCAAGGATGTTGCGAACTATAGAAAGAACATCGTTACTCTTAAAGATGGTGAGAGACACGAATATATTTCCGCTTATGATGCAGTACAGGAAGTGAGGGGCGCAATTCCTGATATGGTCGGGAAGAAGTTCACTATTACGGGTAATGTGTCAAAGAATATTTACAATGGGAAAATGAGCGATCGTTTCCAAATCTCGAATATTTATGTTGCGAGCGAGGAAAGCAAGCCGAGACTGTCAATCACAGGAGAATTTTTCTTCACGAAGGATTCTATTGATTGTGATGATTGGAATGATAGTCACAAGCTGACGATAACAGGATGGTCGCAGGAATATATAAAGGACGAAAAAAAGCGTATGTATTGCGAGAGGCAGTGCGTTTTTGATTGTTCAAAGATAGATTTCAACAATGAACAGCAGCGTAAGATTGCAGAGTTCAGGCTTAAATATCTTGGGATTGTGCTTAAAGGTGACAAAATTACTGTTAAACTTGACGCAAAGAAAGTCTACAAGATAAATGCCACATTCCTTTATCAGAATGGTGCCGAGGAAATTGAGTTTGATGAGAGCGAATTGACCGAGAGCCAGAAAGAGGCTATTGCGCTTGGACTTAAGACGCTCGATGATTTCAGACCCGTTGGTGCGTCAATATATGGCAACCGCATTACGGTACTTAAGCTCATTGATATGGATATGAGAGCGCCGTATGATAGCGGATGTGTCGCATTAGATGATTCCGTTGATGAGTTTATGGAAGATGTTTATAAACTTTCTTCAGCGAGTGATGATCCTACAAGCGGATTTATGCCAATTCCCGAAGAAGTTGACAAGGAAATCGAAGATTTGTTTAGTTGAATAAAAGGAGAATAGTATTATGGGATTCGGTAGAAAAAATGTTTTATCAACCTCACCGTTGGACTACAACATAGGTCTTTTGGGAATATCGGGAGTTGGCAAAACCACGACAATCAAAGAATACTGTGAGATACTTGCCCCCGAAGATGGTGGTTATCTGTTTGCAGAGTGTGGTAAGGAGTCCGGTGCAGATGCAATCAGTGGCATCAACTATGTTAATTGCCCTGATTGGAATAGTGATTACGACGAGGTAAACAATGCGGTTGGTTTTAAAACCCTCATTGACGATATTCTTACCAACAAAGAAGAGGAATATCCAAATCTTCGTGTCCTCGTTATTGATACATACGATCAGCTTAAAGATATTGCCGACAAAGAGACGGTTAGGATTTATAACAGGGAACAGGCTCAGAAGCCAAACGGCAAGAAGGTCGAATCCATAAAGGCTGCTTTTGGTGGTTTCATGGCGGGCGAAGATTATGCAGACGATATGGTGCTTGACATTCTGTGGTCGCTTGGAAAGGTCGGAGTTAAGTTCATTATCATCGGACACTCGAAGCTACGCGACATCATAGATCCTGTTACCGAGGTTGGATATACTCAGGTTACTACTGATATGCCTACAAGGTCGTTTAATAAAATAAAAACCAAACTCGACGTTCTTGGGGTGGCGGTCATCGACAGAGATATTGTTGAAACCCAGAAGAAGAAAAAGGGCGATAAAACAGTAGAAATCGGAGCACTCGTTGGTGAAGCAAGAAAGATCGTTTTCAGAGATGATAATTATTCAATCGACTCGAAGAGCCGCTTTGCAAATATTAGACCGCAGATTCCTCTGAACGGACAGGCGCTTGTGGATGCAATTACCGACGCAATAAAAACTGAAATCGAGTCTGGCGGCAGTACGGTAGCCGAAGCAAAGAAAGCTACAGCTAAACTTAATAAGGCAAAGGCTGAGGCTGAAAAGGAGAACGCAAAGGCTCTTAAAGAGGCAAAGTCGAAGGTTGAACGCAATGAAGAACTGAAGGCTGAAATACAGGCTAAGTTTGGAGAGGCTGATACAAATACAAAGAACGCTATCAAGACATTTATGACCGAACACGGTATTAAAAACTTTAAGGATGTTTCCGAAGTTTCAACTGAAGATCTTGAAGCGATTGTAGGTATGCTTGGTTAATGGCGCGACAGAAAAAAGAAGTTGATTCAGTGCAGGAGTTTGTACAAGTCATAAACGAAAAAGACATAGTAGTACAGAAGCTACGACAAAAGGGTTGTGACGCTTACAATGAAAATGGAATTGTAATGGTACGAATTCCTGCCGGAAATCAATATTCAAAAACAAAGCAAATTATAGAAGATATAGGATATACCTCAAGTTGGGGTGTTGTAATAAAGAAAGAGGAGAATAAGTATGATTAGACTTTACGATCAGTTAAAAGTCCTTCGTGACAAGACGCAGCGTGTCAATATTAAGGATGGCGAGGATTATGTTATCAATGATGTGCTTGTTGGTGATGTGCCGATGAAGTATACAAGTAGAGATGTCTTCGGTGTATTTTTCAATGACGATCAGACCATAACAATTACGCTTGAAAATCAGAACAAAAGAAAGCCCAGAGAAAAGAGGTAATATATGGCGAGACAAGTCAGGTGTCATGATACAGGCTTGCTCGCGGATAAAGAGGTAAGTTTTAAGGCGGCAGATGGAAAATATTACAGTTCCGAAGCCGCCTTTAACAATATTCGAGAAGAGCAAGAGTGGCGTAATAAGACTTATGAATTACTTATTGAAATATGTAAATTCAAAAATGATTATATTCCTCCTGTATATAAAAGAGAGCTTAAATCGTATGCAGATTTTGGATTTGAAAATATATATTTAGGTCTTCGATATGCCCGGAGCAACATAGAATGGGTTTTAGAAACTAAAGATTTTAAATCTGAATATGCCGAGGCGAGATACATAAGTGCTATCATCAGGAATAATGCGGAAAAAGTCGTTGAACGTAGAAAAAAAGACGAACAAATAAAGAAGCAACAAGATAAGCTGATTCAACAAGACGAAATTCCTGTAGATACAAATCTCACATATAAAGATAAATCCATCATAGATATTAGCAGTTATTTGGAGGGTGACGATTGAAGATAGACAATATACCACCAGAGTTATTAGAGGGGCGAGATTCGATAGAATGTAACTTTATTTTCTCGTTGTGGCAAGATCCTACTCTAATTAACTCGTACAATAATATCAAGGTTGATGAAGATATTATAACAAAGGATGGATGCTTTTATTATATGCTTCTCCTTGCGTTAAACAAGCAAGAATTTCAGACTTTTGATGATATGAGTGTTATGACATTTCTTGAAACACATCCGAAAGTTCAGCAAAAGTTTATGGAGTATGGGGGCTTTAACTCCGTCCACGAGATTTTAAATAGGGTAAATTCCGAAAATATTGAAGGTTTTTATGATGCGCTTGCGAAAAGTAATCTTTTAATAAGATTAAATGCCAAAGGGTTTGATGTTGTTTCACACCTTGATAAGTTCGCTATTATGACTGCCGAAGAGGTTTATAGTTATTATGATTATCTACTTTCAGACACGGCTGTTGGCAAAATTGAGAAAGTAAAAGTAGAGAGCTTAAATGACGGATATGAATCCTATATAGATCAATGGGATAAAGGCGAAGCAGTCGGTTATAGGATAGCGTCGGGAATGCTTAATTACACTTTGGCGGGCGTACACCGGGGGAGATTATTACTATGGGGCGCTAATATCGGACACGGCAAGACTACAACAGCCGTCCTTCAGCTTGTAATGCCTTCCCTTGTGAATGGAGTTAATACACTTATCGCTTCAAATGAACAAGGAATAAGCGAGTTCCGACAGATAACACTTGGAGCGGCTTTGTTCAACCATTTCAAATCACCTACAGGAATGAATCGTCACAAAATAATGACGGGTGGTTATACTGACGAACAGAGAAAAGGGCTTAGGGCTGCGGCGGATTGGATTAAACAGCAAAAAGGCAAGATTGATTTTGCTGAACTTACAAGTTATGACATTGGTTCGCTTACAAAGCTGATTCGAAAGTATTCGAGGTTAGGGTATACAATGTTCATTATAGATACTTTAAAGCCCGCAAACGACTCAAATGATAAGATGTGGGGCGAGTTTTCAGAAGTTTCAAAAGAATTATCCCTTCTCGCAAAGAATTTGAATGTGGCTATTGTCTGTACATTTCAGTTGACTCCGGACGCTATGGCAAGAAAATATCTTGATCTTTCTTGTATCGGCAAGTCAAGGGCTATAGCGGAAACGGCTCATGCTGTAGTGATGTTCCGACATATCCATAGTGACGAATATGAAAGGCTCAAACCTTTTACTTATGTCAAAAACGATGATGGAACAAAAACCAAGACTGAGCTTGAACTTGATGATAATAAGAGTTACATAATGGTTTTTATGCCAAAGAACAGAAGTGGCAATACTTCACCACAGCTTGTAATGGAATTTGATATGAACTTTTTAAAGATGAATGATGTAGGGTATTATAATCAATCACCGGAAAGTTTTAGGAGATGACGAGATGGATGTATATCTTGATAATGCTGCCACAGCAGTACCAAATAAACACGCAATAGAAGAAGCAATGCCGTGGATGATAAACGGCTTTTATAATCCTTCAGGAAATTATAGAGCGGCAAGAAGATGCCGAGAAAAAATTGATGAATGTCGTGAGATCATAGCAGAACTTATAGGGCTTGATAGTCCAGACGGAGTAATATTTACCTCTGGCGCAACAGAGAGTAACAATATTGCCATACAAGGGATTATGAAGAACCTACAGTTTGGAAGGGTATTAACAACTCCAATAGAACACCATGCCATTACAAATCAACTTCCTCTTTTCCCGGAAGAGCGTAAGATAATTTTGAGGACATATAATGGAGTTGTTGACACCTATGATCTCACGTTTCATCTCAAGTATCATATAGGCAGTGATTTAGTCTCATTGATGGCGGTTAATAATGAGACTGGCGCTATGTCTCCGCTGCGTGGGATTGGGAGCCTATGTAAACAATATAAAGCGCTCTTTCATTGTGACGCAACGCAAGGGGTTGGCAAGGTTCCTATTAATATGAAACGAAATAACATCGACTGTCTTTCAGCAAGCGCACACAAATTTGGCGGCATTCGTGGTGCGGGATTTCTCGCTCTGAATAAGAGAGCAAAAAAGAATATTAGTCCTATTATGTATGGGGGAGAACACGAGTTCAATATAAGAAGCGGAACAGAGCCGACAGCGTTGATTGTGGCAATGACCATAGCTCTTCAAGATGCGGTAAGTGACATAGAAAAACATAGGGATTATCTGTTTCATTTAAAACAATACTTTATTGATAGATTGCTTAACATTTCTAAGGGTGTTCATATTAATAATACAATGAAGCACACATACGAAGGGATTGTAAATGTTCGCTTTGATAGTGTCCGTGGAGAGGAATTGTTAGAGTTTCTTTCTGAAGAAAGAATATGTGCAAGTTCAGGCAGTGCTTGTAATTCAAACTCTGGCGAACCCTCAACGGTACTCCTTGACTTGGGGTTATCAAAAGAACAGGCGGCATCATCTATTAGATTTTCTATGGATCACAACAATACCAAAGAAGAAATAGATTATGTGATAGATGTCATAGAAATGTTCTATACAATACACAGATTGAAATAATGGACGGTGTATATGGATGCTGCAATTTTATCGGAACGATTACGAGGTCAAAAAGATGATATTGTAAAAATAATGGAGCATATAGGCTTTAGATCTGAAAACATTAGGTTTCATAATAATGGCAAGTATCTTACAACTGCAAGGATAGGGGGAGATAACAAAGCGGGTATAGTTATATATCCTGACAGCTTAGTAGTTCTTCAAACAACACACGGTCGAGAGTCGGGTAATATTTTTACACTTGTAATGGACACGCTTTCTTGTTCGTTCCCGGAGGCGCTAACCCGAATATCCTCGTGGATAAATTACAAGTCTGATATAAAGGTTACACTTCCGTTTGGAGGTTTTTATAAGGCTGTAGAACGAGATACAGAGGATACGCCAATCTTTAAGACTTATTGTGAGGATCAGTTACCTCCGCCGAATAATTTGAGCCAACAGTATTTTTTGGATGGTGTATCGTTTAAGACTCAACAACTGTTCGGTGTGCGTTTAGACCTTGCGAATAATAGCATTGTGACTCCTATTAGGGGGTATGACGGGAAATCTCTCATAGGCGCAAAGAACCGTGTTAATGACAGGAATTGTCCACACGATAAAAGATTTTATGCTTCGTTACCATACCCTAAGAATCAGATAGTCTATGGATATGCTTTAAGTTATGTTTCAATTATAAAAAAGAACTGCGTTATTATTTTTGAGAGCGAGAAAAGCACAATGCAAGCTCATTCATTTGGGATTCCGTTTGTTGTGGCTGTCGGTGGACATTGTATATCGAAGATACAGGCTCGATATATTAAGTCGCTTGGAGTTAAAAAAATCATAGTCGCTTTTGATAGTGATATATGTGAAGAAGAGAAAGAGTTTGAAGCTAAGAAACTTATTACGGATAGTTTTGGCTATCAAAATAAAGTCTATTATCTCCACGACAAAGGCGAGCGTTTCATCAGGAAAGCAGACAAGGTTTCTCCGAGTGATTATGGAAGAGGTGTTTTAGAAAAATTGGTTACTAATTGTTTGGTTCAAGTAAAGTGAGGAAAAAAGATGGCTATTGGAACTACAAAAGAGTTAAAAGACGCATATAACGAATTACTTGAGTATGAAGACGAGTGCATAAAACTCAAAAGTATTCAAGACGGACAGTTTTCGATACAAACGGTGAGATCAAGTGAAGATGTAAATCCACTTAATGTGACCGTTCTGATGAAGCCAGATGATTCAAAAATGGTAAAGGATTCCGTAATCCGTTCAGTTGTAAATCGTGCAGAGCAACTTCGTAAGGATCTTGTTAATAAATACGGATTGACAGATGTTGATGAGGTTTACGACCTTGCTGGCGGTGCAGTAAATGTGTTTCAACTCGTTGCAGATGCTCCTGCCGGATATATTTTTGATATAAAGGAGTTAAAGAATTGCTCCGTAGATATTGAGGAAAAGTATTACAAGGTCAATACGGCAATACCGATAAAGGTTGTTGCAAATGATGGGTATAAGATGAGGACGGCTTATCTTGTTGATTTTGACGATTGGGTTAAGGCGGGCAAGAAAATAGATGAGGAAACCTTGACCGACCTTAATAAAATCGGAGAGGACGGTATAACTTCGGAATTTGCGAATGACCGTAAAGAATACTTGATAAATGGATTTGCAATTAAATCAAATGTATTGTTGTTTGGTTTTGCTATTAAGTCAGCGGTTTAAAGGAGGAAATTATGAGTAAGAAAAAAGGCAAGGATAAGAAGCCTGAAATAGTTGAACTTACAGAGCACGGCGTTATTTTGTGGATTCCAGAAGATACTGTTGAGCTTGAACTTTTGTGTAAGATTATGGAAGATGGGAAATTGGTAAAAGTCGGGAAAACTTTGAATAATTATGAACTTGTTGAGGCGCATCAGGAGTGGCAGGATAATTGCGAGAAATATGTTCTAACAGAAGAAGGGCGCGAGTACGTTAGATAACTAAAAGAACAGAAAATGAAAAGCGGCACTTGACAAAACTAATGCAGTATGATATAGTGTGAAGCGTTTTGAGTGAGGTGTGTATGGCAACAAGAGCGGTTGAACCTGAAGTACAAAAACTATATGACGAGGGTAAGAAAGTATATTCTTTCTCTCGTTTAGATAATTTCAATACCTGTCATTACGGATTTTATCTGCATTATATTAAAGGTTTGAAAGACAAAGAAAATGTTTATTCAAGCGCTGGTGGATGTATTCACGATGTCCTTCAGCATTATATTGATGACGGACAAGATAATACGCTTGAAGATAAAATGAATGATTGCCTTAACGATCTTGAGCTTTTCGGCATCGAGTTTCCCAAAGATAGGAATGGCGGCGAAACCATAAAAGAAAATTGGGTAAACAATATGACATTGTTTGCCCGACATTTTCAAGCGCCTTCCGGTAAATTTGAAACAGAAAAATTTGTACTTTATAAAGACGGAGATATTTATCTGCAAGGATATATAGATCTCTTGAGATTTAACGAAGATGGTACAGTCTCAATTTTCGATTGGAAAACTTCGAGCATGTATAAGAACGAGGATATTCTAAAGCATTCTCGTCAGCTTACGACATACGGATTGGCTTGTGAGCAGTTAGGATTAAAAGTTCGTGACATAGCGTGGGTAATGCTCAAATATGCTGATTATACAAAAGTTTATAAGAATGGTTCGGAGCGAAAGACCACAGCGGAATGGCGTAAAGTTCCTGAAGAATATTTAGAGTCGGCAAAGGTAGCGATAGTAAGTTATCCGTACAACGAAGAAACCAAAGAGGAATGTCGAGAATATATACGTTCGACAGTTGACAAAATCAATAAATATGGTGATGATGAAAATGCATACAATCCTTGTTCCATAATGAAAAACAGTTACTATTGCAATCAGTTATGTGGGGTGAGAGATAACTGCCCGTATCTTGCAGATTATAATAATTCATTTGTAAAGGAGAATGACGAAGATGATTTATTCTGAACCAATTGTGACCAAAGTAGCAAAGAGTAATACGGAGAACGAGGATGCATATGATTCGCTTAATCCTCGTGTAATGCAGAGCGTAGCAAGGTCATTAAGTTCCCGTTCCGGGGATTTCAAAGACATCTTTGATGAAGAAATTGGCAAAATCAGAAAGGGGAAAAGGTAATGCATCCGATGATTATGGAAAAAGAAAAGATCGAGCACGATCCAGTAAATCATCCTTCACATTATGAAACTGGAAAGTATCAGTGCATAGATGTGATGGAAGAGGTTTTTGGAACAGAAGATGTAAAGGCGTTTTGCTTATGTAATGCGTTTAAGTATCTCTATAGGGCAAAACACAAAGTGAATATGGAAGAAGATCTGAGGAAGTGTGTGTGGTATGTAAATAAGTGGGTAGAACTCAACAGGAAGGAGAACCATGTTTAAAAGAATCGTAAGTGCAGGAATCGTTTGTTTAGGGCTTATTTTTATGGGAGTAAGCATTAGACCGATACCTGAGCCGGAGATTAACATTGAACCTTCGCTAAGAGCGGGAGCATCCGCATTCCCTATTATAGATTATAGGACAACGCCTGTTAATTTAATAGAGCAAAGCGAAGTGGACTCGGTAGTTGTAGCAGAAGTTACACCTGAGATTGAAGCTGAAATTGTGAATGAAGTTGACGAAATTGAGATAACGGTGGAAACTGAAGAGACTGTTGCTGTATACAATGATGAATTAGATTTACTTTATAGAACCGTCCAAGCCGAAGGGTATACGATGGGATTCGAAGGTATGCAGTATATCACAGACGCAATCTTGAATCTCGCAAGGTCAAGAGATTGTTCTGTTACAGCAGTTATCACTTCGGGAGCGTATACAGTTGTCAACAATGGGGTAATTTGGAAACAACAAATATATGACAAAACAATCGCAGCAGTAAACGCCGAGATTGATGGTTCTCAACTTAATTACGATATTAAATATTTCCGAACCAATCATTTTCATGGGTTCGGCACACCAGTGTTTAACTACGGTAATATTTATTTTAGCATGTAAGAATGAATACGAAAACCAATTTATACAAATAGCATTAAGTTTATAGATATGAAAGGTAAAAGAATGAAACATTTTGGCGACATAACAAAATTAACAGGTGATAACTTGCCTTTTGTTGATGTTATTACGGGCGGTAGCCCGTGTCAAGATCTCAGCGTGGCTGGGAAAAGAGCGGGGCTTGCTGGGGCAAGATCAGGGTTATTTATGGAACAGATTAGATTGATTAAAGAAATGCGAGGTGCAACAAATGGAAAACAGCCAAGATATATGGTGTGGGAAAATGTACCCGGAGCGTTCAGTTCAAACAAAGGGGAAGATTTCAGGTGCGTCCTTGAAGAGACAGCAAAAGTTGCAGACGAAAGAGCCGTTATTCCTCGATATGAGAAATGGACACCTTCAGGATGCATCATGGGTGACGGGTGGAGCATTGCTTGGAGGGTACACGATGCACAGTTTTGGGGAGTTCCCCAGCGAAGAAAGAGGATCGCGCTTGTCGCAGATTTTGGAGGCGACACCGCACCCGAAATACTGTTTGAGCGCAAAGGCGTGTCTGGGGATTTTGAGGAGAGCGGAGAAGAGAGGAAAGGAACTGCCGCCGATGTTAAAAGAGGCGTTGGAGAGACAGGCGGGGCTATCAGTTTCCAAGAACGAGCCGGAAAGCCCGGGGGGGGGCAAAGGAATACTGATACAGAATGAGCGCACGGGAGCATTATCTACGCTGAATAATCAGCGCGTGTGTTGCTTGCAAGGCTCTATGATAGGGCGTGAAGACAAGAACGGACCGCGCGGTATGGCAGTAGTCTATGACGCAAGAGGCAACGGAGACGGCAACACCTCCCCGACCTTAACAGGCGATCATCAGAACAGAGTTACAGACTACACGGCTATTGCAGTTGTAGGAGAGCCGTATCACTCGAGCAAGAACAGCTACCACACTGATTTTAAGAATGATTCTGCGGCTGACACGCTTGTTGCAACGGACTACAAGGACCCGCCGACAGTGTGTGAGGGGCCGGAGTATATCGTGCGCCGATTGACGCCCCTTGAATGCGAGAGACTTCAGGGCTATCCTGATGGTTGGACTAATATAGGTGAATGGGTAGATAGCAAGGGTAAGCGCCATAAAGACACAGATAGTCCGTGCTATAAAGCGTTGGGAAATTCAATAGCCCTTCCGTTTTGGCAGTATCTCGCTAATAAGATGGTTAAGTATCTTAACAAACCCACGATGGGAAGTTTATTTGATGGAATTTCTGGCTTTTGTTTGGTGTTCGCAAGAGCAGGGGCTAATCCGATTTTTGCATCAGAAATTGAAGAATTTCCTATTGCTGTTGCAAAACAACATTTTGGAGACGATAATAGCGGAGAGGTTGGAGATTATGCAAAATATTTGTGAATGGAGAAAAAGCCCTATTTTCCCTGATTATTATTCGGTTTCAGAATATGGAAATGTGAGAAGTGAGCGAAATGGTAAAATATTAAAGCCTGCTTTAGACAAATATGGATATTTTTACTATGTGTTGTGCGTTGATGGTGATAGGTATACGGTGAAAGCACATAAACTCGTGGCTATGGCGTTTATTCCAAACCCTGAAAATAAACCTACTGTTAATCACAAAAATGGTATCCGTACCGATAACCGTGTTGTTAATCTTGAATGGATGACAAATAAAGAGCAGTCTAATGACCCATTAACTTATTCACATTTACTTGCTAAGAACAAAAAGACAGATTATCAAGCGATGGGGGCTTTGCGTGACTTTGGGCGCATCCCAGTAAAGGTGTGGGATATATCCGGCGGAGAACCTATTTATATGGGCAAATTTCCATCACAAAAGGCGGCATCTGAATTTACCGAGGTATTGCCCTGTAAGGTATCTCAATGTGTATCTGGGCAGACAAAATCTTGTAAAGGGTATATATTCGGTGACGGCTCCGCAAGGTGGGCAAGCGAAATAGAGGAATTTTGCATAGCTGTAACAAAAAGGAGATTCAGAGATGATGATACTAAAAAAGGAGATAAATAATATAGATGAATAATATTCCGGAGTTTAATTGGGGCAATGTTTATTTCAGCAGTTAATTGGGAAGTGAGGAAGAAAAAGAGTATGGATATAAGGATCAAAAAGTTACTTGATAATGCTGTAATTCCAACGCAAGGCACTCCGGGTTCAGCGGGATATGATTTATATGCAGCACAAGGAATGGACATACAATCGGGAGAAACTGTAGCTATTGATACAGGGTTGGCTATGGCAATACCGGACGGTTATTTTGGCGCTGTATTTGCTCGTAGCGGGCTTTCAAAAAACGAAGGACTAAGACCTTGCAATTGTGTTGGCGTAATTGATCCTTCTTATAGGGGGTCTATTATAGTCGCTTTACATAATGATTCAAAATTTGATCGAGTTGTCAAAATTGGAGAGCGCATAGCACAACTTGTAATTCTTCCTTATT